CTTTGGGATTAACTCTCTAGCAGCACCGTTAGTCTCCAGCGACGCAGCGACCAAAGGGTATGTGGATAGCATTGCAGCAGGATTAAACCCTCAAGAAGCATCCGCAGCCGCCTCCACGGTTAGTTTAACGGCGACCTATAACAACGGAAGTTCTGGCGTAGGCGCGACCCTAACAAATGCAGGAACTCAGGTAGCGTTTTCAATTGATGGCGTTACCCCTACGGTAGGACAGCGAATACTAATAAAAAACCAATCAACAGGATATCAAAACGGTGTTTATGATGTAACGGTTGCGGGTAGCGGCTCAACAAATTGGGTATTAACCCGAAGCTCAAATTATAACACCCCGCTAACGATGAATGAAACGTCTTTGATTCCAGTTATTGCGGGAACAGTAAATGCCGGAACCGGTTGGCTTCAAACAGCGACTATAGTTTCGGTCGGTGTTACCGCGTTAGTATTCACACAGTTTGGCCAAACGGCTGGAATAATTCCAGTGTCCAACGGGGGTACGGGGCTGGGTTCAACGACTATCAATCAATTATTATATTCGTCTGCGAACAATGTGATTAGCGGTTTAGCGACGATTAATAACGGGGTTTTAGTTACGGGCTCTAGTGGTATTCCATCGATTAGCACGACCCTACCAAGCGGGTTAACCATACCGGGGTATCAAGCATCAATAACCCCGGCGGCACTTACTAAGACGGATGATACTAACGTAACGATGACGCTCACAGGGACTCCGGCTACAGCGTTACTTCAAGCGGCGGGAATGACATTGGGTTGGACGGGGACTTTGAGTCCTATTCGTGGAGGAACCGGAGTTAATAACGGAGCGTCAACCCTTACGCTAGGGGGTTCATTAACAACCTCTGGCGCGTTCGCTTCAACGTTTACTATGACCGCAGCCACAAACGTGACTTTTCCGAATTCGGGCACATTAGCGACAACTTCAAACGCGTCAGGAATAGTAAACAGCGGGTTAATTAATCAATTGGCTTGGTATTCAGCGGCGGGGACGGCGGTTTCGGGGCTCCCTATAGTTAACTCGGCAGGATTGACAACAACGTCCGGCGGGGTTCCAACGTGGGTCGCTGCAACCGGAACGGGGGCTCCGGTATTTGCTGTAGGACCTACGATACAACTACCTGCAATTAAAGACCTAAATAATAATTTTTTACTAAGCTTTGGGTATGTAAGTTCAGCTGTTAATTCAATAGTAATTAATAATGCTGCTACCGGGAATTCTCCGGTTATTCTTGCCGGAGGTTCCGATACCAACGTCGGAATAAAACTGTTAATGCAAGGCACGAGTCCTCTGGTTATAGCGTCACAAAATCCTACTACGCCTCTACAGATTTTAAGCGGCGGCTCTTATCTTCATGTAACTAACTTTGCATTTCCTAATTCGATTGCTACTCAAACGCTTTCCTTCCCCGATGTTACGGGAACGGTTACCGTTTTAGGAAACAACGTATCCGGCTCGGGTAGCTTTGCTTTAGTTACTTCACCGGTTTTTGTTACTCCAACGCTAGGAGTTGCATCGGCTACAAGTATTAATTTCGGCGGGGGTGCTTTATCAAATTATGCTCCCCCCGCAGTATGGACTCCCACAATTTCCTTTGCTACACCGGGTAATTTATCGGTTTCGTATTCTACGCAAATGGGAACATGGTCTAGAATCGGAAATTTAGTTATAGTGTCATTTGTAATAGCTTGTATTCCAACATATACAACGGCATCAGGAGGATTAACAATAACTCTTCCGGTTACAGCATCTTCTGCTGTAAGTATTGCCCCTTTGGCTTTAGAAAATGGCCAATCTTATCCGGCTAATTGTACGCAAGTATTAATAAAGACCAATTCAAATAATTTATTAGTTACGACGCAAGGATCGGGAGGCACATTTCAATACATGACGACTACCCAAATTGTTTCTGGAGCAAGTCTAGTAATGGAAGGATCGATTACCTATTTAACTTAATAACAATAAAGGAGATATAAAATGACAATGCTAAGTAAATTACAAGCTCTAGAGGCATCTATAGCGGCTTTCTTTTCTCACGCTAAATCCGTTTCGACTCAATTAAGCGAGTTGAAAACAGTTCTAGGTGTGGTGGGTGAAACTGCGGCGGTAATGGCTCCTAATAGCGGTGTTGCCGAAGCGGTTAATATCGTGGATAATGTTGCGAACGTAGCTGAAACAATGATAGACGCTATTCCAGAACAAACACCCGCACCATAGGAATTTATAATGAAAGCTAAATTAGAATTAAGATTACAACAAATGAAAGAAGCTGTTAATCAATCTGTTGCAAATCACAATGGGTTATTAGGCCGTCAATTAGAGCTAGAAGAAACCTTGAAGCATTGGGATGAATTGAATTCTCCTGAACAGGCAGAGGTTAGCGAGTCGGAAGTAGCGGCTACCGATATCGGAGATGAGCAGTATTAAATAATAGCGGCGTTAATTCGCCGCATTACTTGAGATTATTATGGCCTCGAAATATTACGTTTATAGTTTTGTATTGTCTGAGTTAGATATTGAAAACAATAAAACCGACGTCGTTTTTGAAATGTCTTATTCGGCTTCGAAATTACATAAAACGAAAGACTCAGCGTTTTTAGAATTACGCGACATATTAAATACACGATGCGATAAAGATGCCATTACCGATACCCTTTGATTTTAAAAATCCGGATTACATTCAAGTATTCGAGCATCGCGCCGAAAAGATAAATGAACTTCGAGCTAATCCAAAACTTGTTACACCTCTGTTTCAATTCTATAAAGAAAATCCCGCGCAATTTATAATCGACTGGGGCGTAACGTTTGACCCTCGAAATGTTGAACGTGGGCTACCGACGTTAATGCCGTTTCTATTATTCCCAAAACAAGAAGACTGGATTCAATGGTTTATGGACAGGTGGAAAAATAGAGAGCCGGGGCTAACGGACAAATCACGAGAAATGGGCGTTAGTTGGCTAAGCGTATCGCTAGCCGCAACACTGTGCCTATTTCACGATGGCGTAGTAGCCGGATTCGGTTCGCGTAAAGAGGAATATGTAGATAAGAAAGGCGATCCGAAATCGTTGTTATATAAAGCGCGTCAATTTGTGGCTAACTTACCCGAAGAATTTAGGGAAGGTTGGGACGAACGAAGACATGCACCCTATATGCGGATTGAATTCCCTCGAACAGGTTCGGTTATAGCCGGAGAAGCCGGAGACGGACTAGGACGGGGGGCGAGAACATCATTTTATTTCGTAGACGAAGCGGCTTGGATGCCTCGCCCCGAATTGATAGATGCGTCTTTATCACAGACCACTAACTGCCGTATTGATATCTCAACCCCTAAAGGGCTAAATAACCCCTTTGCACGTAAAAGGCATTCGGGAAATATAAGCGTTTTTTCCTTCCATTGGCGAGAAGACCCTAGAAAAGACCAAGCTTGGTATGATAAGGCCTGTAAGGATATTGATGACCCCGTGGTCGTAGCTCAGGAAATTGATTTAGATTATACCGCGTCAATCTCGGGTATTTTAATACCTTCGGCATGGGTTCAAGCCGCTGTTGATTCGCATATAAAACTAGGGATTACTCCTAGCGGTATTCGAAAAGCCGGATTTGATATAGCGGATGAAGGACGGGATAAAAACGCACTGTGCGGGCGATACGGCATATTAATCGAATATGTAGAGGCATGGAGCGGTAAAGGTAGCGATATATACGATAGTGTTAAGCACGTATTCACACTTGCAGACGTTTTAGATTACCCGGTAATTTATTATGACGCAGATGGATTAGGCGCAGATGTTCGCGGTGATGCGCGAGTTATAAACGAATCACGACAATATAAAATAGAATTCCAACCGTTTCATGGGTCCGGTGAAGTTTTAGACAAAGAACAAACGGTCAACAAAAGTACAGAAGATACAGAACGACGCGACAAAGGCCGAACTAATGGCGATTTCTTCGGGAACGCTAAAGCTCAGGCATGGTGGGCATTACGAAGACGCTTTCAATTAACGCACCGCGCAGTTGTTGAAGGCTTACCCTACGTCGCAGATGACCTGATTTCGATATCAAGTAGTGTGACTAATATATCCGCTTTAATTGCCGAATTGTCGCAACCCACGTATGATGAAAACGATGTTGGAAAGATATTGATTGATAAAACCGCGGATGGCGGAAGGTCTCCTAATCTCGCGGATTCCGTAATGATGGCCTTTGCCCCCGTACCGCCGAAACGCAGGAGCTTTTTCGATGTTTAAAAAATTAGTGAGCACCCTATTTTCTAAGAAGCAAGAACCGGTCGCACCTGAAAAGCCAGAACGTCCTCGACAGGTTGGGTATTATTCTACGGATATTCCGAACGCGCAGGAACAGATAGAAGAAAAACTAGACCGTACTTTTAAAAATTCAGTACATCCTCTTGCAGCGATGGCCATGGACTCCAACAAGCCCCACGCCAGCTTTGCAATGGATAATCAGCTACCTACGAAGCGGGCGTATATGAATGACGTATTACCCGAGGCACAAATGCTATGGTACGCTAATCAATCATTCATAGGCTATCAGTTGTGCTCGCTATTACAACAGCAATGGCTAATTTCTAAATGCTGTTTGATGCCTGCAAAGGATGCAACGCGTAACGGGTACGAAATTACAGTAAATGACGGCTCCGAGATAGAACCCGAAATTTTAGATTATATTCGGAATGCAGACGTTAGATTTCAATTAAATAAAAATCTTATTCAATTTGTGCAGATGGGGCGCGTGTTCGGTATTCGTCACGCAATGTTTATAGTCGAATCAAACGACCCCGATTATTATTTAAAGCCGTTTAACCCCGACGGTGTAATGCCCGGGAGCTATAAAGGTATTTCTCAGGTCGACCCGTATTGGATTACACCTCAGTTAGACGCAGAGGCCGCAGGAAACCCCGCGAGTATCCATTTCTACGAACCTACGTGGTGGGTTATTAACGGTAAACTGATTCACAGAACGCACCTTGTAATTTTTAGAACAGAAGAAGTATCCGACATTCTAAAACCGTCTTATATTTTCGGAGGTATTCCAATTCCTCAGAAGATAGCGGAAAGGGTATTCGCGGCAGAAAGTACGGCCAATGAGGCTCCAATGCTTGCAGCCACAAAGCGACAAGATGTTTTGAAAATGGATTTAACTAAAGCTGCGGCAAATCCTGTAAAAATAGCAGAACGTTTAAATTATTTCGTTCAGACTCGTAATAATTACGGGTTAAAAACGATTGACCTTGACGATGAATACCAGCAATTTGATACATCTCTTGCAGACCTAGACGCAGTAATTATGACGCAGTACCAATTAGTCGCGGCGGCTGCGAACGTACCGAGCGTTAAGCTGTTGGGAACTAGCCCGAAGGGGTTTAATACCACTGGCGAATTCGAAGAAGCGAGCTATCACGAGGAATTAGAATCGGTTCAACAACACGATTTAACACCCTTGATTGAACGTCATCATTTACTTTTGATTCGTTCTGAAATCGCCCCTGAATTCGGGATCGCGCCGTTCCACACATCAATCGTTTGGAATTCATTAGACGCTATGACCGCCGAAGAACAAGCCGCGCTGAATAAATTAAAAGCCGAAGCCGGACAAATGCTAATAGCAAGCGGCGCGATAGACGGGCAAGATGAACGCGAACGAATTATAAATGATAAAGATAGCGGATATAATGGCCTCGATGAAGAGATAGAGGAAAGTGACCTAGACGGACAGGAGTTTGATTGATGAATTTTAGCGAAGCATTAGAATTACTTAAGAATGGCGAGATACTTACTAGAGCCGGATGGAACGGCAAAGGGATGTTCGTATTCTTAGTTAATGGTAGTCAATTTAAAGTAAATAGAGCACCGTTATCCAAAATATTTCCAGAAGGAACAGATATAGACTATCGCCCCCACATCGATATGAAATATGCGGACGGAAGTATCGGAGTTTGGCTTGCGTCTATGGGGGATTTAATGGCAGAGGACTGGAAATTAAATGCAATCACTATGTAAAAAGTACCCGCTATTAATGAGACCTCTCCTATTTATATTTTTAATTACCGGAATCTGGGGGTTAATGTGCGTAGTCATGATTATCATAGAAAATATAGATGATTTTCTTGACGCACATGTAGAGGTCTTTAATTACATATTCAAATGGAATAATCGTGAGTAAATCCACAAGCGTGAATTTAAAGGGCAATCGCTTATCGCATAACGCCAGTACTCAAGAAAAGTATGCCAGTAAATTGCATCAATTGGTTTTAAGAATGACGAGTCAATCGTTGAAAGAAATACAAAAGCTATTTAGGCAACAGGCTGTTGCCGATTCTGCGATGGATGAGAATATCGGAAGTCAAGCCCGAATACTTCTAAACGCGCTACAAAACAAATTTATAAAACTATTTGGAAGTAAAGCGAAATCATTGGCCGATCAGATGTTTAATAATGTCGATAAGAACAGCAAAGCACAATTGCATTCAAGTTTGAAGAAATTGACAGGCGGCCTATCGCTTAAAACAGGCATTGTGCCTAAAGGCTTTGAAGATATAGCGAGCGCGACGATTGCCGAAAATGTATCATTGATTAAATCGATACCCCAAGAATATTTTAAGCAAGTTACCGGGTCGGTAATGCGTTCGATTACAGAAGGCCGTGGACTAAAAGACCTAATACCTGATATTCAAAAATATGACGGTAGGACATTCAGACGCGCCAAAAATCTGGCGTTAGACCAAACCAGAAAAGCGTATAATACGATTAACGCTAATAGGCTACAGGCTTTAAAAGTCACACAGTTCGAATGGCTGCATTCGGGTGGGGGCGCACAGCCGAGAGAATCACATTTAAAGATTGATGGCAAGATATTTAGTTTTGAAAATTTAATTGAAGAGCAGAAAGCCGCCGGAGTCCCAGAGCAGGACAGGGGGTTGCCGTCAATTCCACCCAGTTGTAAGTGCACAATGAGACCCATAATCGATTTAAGCAGCGAGCAATAAAAACCCACTGTGATACAATCAAAAAGCACCATTTCCAGTAATTTCTAATTTAAAAAAAAATAATCTAATAAGGGTATACACAATGGAACCTTTAAATAGCTGTGTTCAAGCTGTGAACACAATGGGCGTAGAAAATTTAAAAGCCACGAATGCCGTGGGCGTACACGATACGGATGTAACCGAAAGATTAGCTATTATGAACCGTGACGCTACAAGCGTTCAAGGTACAGAAGGCAGAGAAGTAACCGAACAATTCGGATTTCAAAATTTAAATGCCGTTGAAAGAAAAGGCGATGCAGCTGTCGCTCAAACCGTGACAAGTGCCGCGGATACTCGTAGTGAAGTAGAGCGTTTCGGTTTCAAAAATATAGAAGGTTCAGAAGAAGCGCGTTCCGCTTCTGAAAGATACGGCTACCGTAATGTTGTAGCTACTAAAGACGCTGAGAAAGAAGTACTTGAGGCTATTTGCTCTAGTTCTGCCGGTCTTTATGCTGCGGCTCGTGAAATATTAATGAGTCAATCAGGAGGGTTCAAAGATGTGCTCTTGCTGCCGCTGTAAACTTTGAGAAATTGTACGGCCAAGCTGATAGAAATACAGCTGCGTTACAAGCCGCACTTGCTGAATGTTGTTGCGAACAAAAAGAGTTAGTTATTGAAAGAACTGGCCATACCGATGCTTTGATACGCGCTTTAGATGAAGGCCGCGTAAAAGAAGAATTGTTAGCCGCTCGTTTCAAAATCCTAGCTTTAGAAAATAAAATACCGACTGTGGCTGTTGCTGCGTGAAGTAAAACAAAAGTCAACCTTGTAATAGGGTTGACTTTCTTTAATTCCCTGATTTTATCCGGTATATTTATCCTAATGATTAGAAAATCTCTTTAATGGAGTTTATGAAATGCCGTTAAAATCAGGTAAAAGTAAAAAAACAATAAGTCACAATGTTAAAACTGAGTTAGAATATAATCCGAAAATGGATCCGAAACAGGCCGAGGCGATCGCCTTCTCAGAAGCCCGAAATTCTAAAGATTCAGAATCCGCACAAAAACGGGATTTAAATGATTTTATAGAAGTTAAAGGTAATAATATCTCTAAGGTCGGAGTTTTTCCCTATTCCGGCGGTCAGCTAGGATACCCAGAATTAGAACCCGATAAAATATACATGGTCTATAGGCCGGAAGAATCCCTGTCCGAACCTGAAACAATCGAATCGTTCAAACTCCTACCGTTAACAGATGAACACGAAATGCTCGGTTCAGAAGACGGCACAATGCCGGCAGAACAAAAAGGCGTTCATGGTGTGATTGGGGAAGACGTATATTTCGAAGCACCGTATTTAAAAGCGAATCTCAAAATATTTTCTGAAAAACTTAAGAACTTGATTAATGAAGGAAAAAAGGAATTATCAATCGGATACCGTTGCCTTTACGAGAAGATTTCGGGAGTATACAATGGTGATAGTTACGATTTTATCCAACGAGAAATCAGAGGTAATCATCTAGCATTGGTATCAGAGGGACGAAGTGGTCCCGATGTATCGGTGATGGATAAATATAAATTTACTTATGATACGATAGGGATGATTCATCCTGATTTAAAAAAACCCGATTCAATGGCGGAGAAAGACATGGCGAAGGAAATGTACGAAGAAGACGAAGGCGAAATGTCTTTAGAAGAATGCGTAAAAATGATTAAAGAATTGGAAGCGAAAATTGATAAAGTGTTTTCTAGTGAAGACGAAGAGGAAGATACAGAAAAAGCAGCGAAAGAAGGCGACGCGAAAGACACAGACCCAGACAGTTTCGTTGAAAAAGCGGATATTGTGGATAGTGACGAAGACCCTTCGGAAGAAGAATCCAAAAAGAAAGAAAAAAACGAAATGAAGAAAGAACAGGGCGAAGATGACGAAGAGAAACCAGACGGAGATACCAATAAATCCATGGATTCAAAACTACGTTCATTGACTCGTCAAGTTATGGATATGAAGCGTACTAATACAAAATCGATGTTTATGGAAGTGACTAAGCGTAATGACTTAGCCGATCGTTTGTCACATCATATCGGTACTTTCGACCATTCCGAGAAAACCTTTGATGAGGTTGCGTGCTATGGCGTTAAACGCTTAAAAATCTCCTGCCAAAAAGGGCATGAAGAAGCCGCGCTTAATGGTTACTTAGCAGCCGCAAAAGTAAATTCTCCAATCGCCCATGCATTAGACTCCGATTTAAAATCATCTGGAATCGATGCGTATTTAAAGGGAGTTAAATAATGTCTTTTCAATCTACTGTTTCAATTAATCAGGGTTTTGGCGTTCCCGGTGAACTGTTTACGGATGCTCCGTATATTGCGCAACCGTTCACCATTAATTCAGGAAGCGCAGCAAATAATATTATAGGCGCGACTGCGTGTACTATTACGAGTCAAGGTTTTTGTCAAGCGGGTTCTGGAGGTACTTTAGGTTTCGCTGGTATTTTAGTCGACCCTAAAGCGATTGCGTTGTTCGGCGCGGGCGGTATTCCTTTGAATCCAACCCTAACCGTTCCTAATTTCGCGGTAGTAGAATGTTTAACAATGGGTTCAATCATTGTGACTTTACCCGCTGCGGCTAATATCGGCGATTATGTAGTTTATGATAATACTACTGGACGATTATCAACGATTACTCCAAGCACCCCGCTTGCGGTAGGTACTACGTTCGCAAATGCGATTGTTAGTTACTTCACCCAAGGTATTGCAGGAAGCGCGTTGGCGGTTATCTCCGTTAATCCTACTTACATAATCCCACAACACGCTTAATATATAAGGACTTAAATCATGATGCATGTACAAAAAGAACGGTCTTATATATCTGGCCGAAACATCAAAGCCTTAGATGGTTTCAATGTTAAAGAGTATCAATCCCTTAATAAAATCGGTATTAATTTAAACCGTGAATCCGTTCAGCGTTTGATGAAAGGTAAATACGCCCTTGATTCTATGTACGCTCAAGATTCTTTACAACCTACAGTCACAACTGGGTCTTTAGGCACACCGGTACAATTCTTGCAAGAATGGTTACCCGGATTTGTGTTTGTAATTACCGCCGCTCGTAAAATCGATGAGCTTATCGGTATTTTAAATACCGGAAGCTGGGAAGATGAACAAGTCGTTCAAGGTATTTTAGAGCGTACAGGTACAAGCTTGCCATACGGTGATTATACGAACGTTCCTTTATCCTCTTGGAATACTAACTTCAACTACCGTACTGTTGTACGTTTTGAAGAAGGTATGAAAGTCGGTAATTTAGAAGCCGCACGTTCTGCGCGTTTACGCGTAGACGATCAGGGTATGAAGCGAGAAGCCGCTGCGTTATCTCTTGAGATTCAACGTAATGCTGTAGGTTTTTATGGCTTTAATGCTGGCGATAATAACACATACGGATTTTTAAACGACCCTGGTGTAGGCGCTTACGTTCAAGTTTCTAGCGGAGTTGCCGGTTATACTTGGGCAGTTAAAACATTCTTAGAAATCCAAAAAGATATTTTAACGGCTATTCAAACTTTGAGACTCCAGTCACAAGATACGATCGACCCTGAAACAGTGGATTTAACTTTAGCAGTGGCCACGGCATCCGTGGATTACTTAGCTAAGACTTCCGATTTCGGTATCTCTGTTCGCGCGTGGTTACGTGAAGCATACCCTAGAGTTCGTGTTGTTTCTGCGCCCCAGTTAAACGCTGCGAACGCTTCGGATAACGTATTCTATTTATACGCTGATACGATTCAAGATATGAGTACGGACGGCGGTAGAGTTTGGATTCAGCCAGTACCTACTAAGTTCCAAGTATTGGGCGTTCAGCAATTGGCCAAAGCTTACGAAGAAGACTATTCAAACGCTACTGCGGGCGCGATGTGTAAACGTCCTTACGCAGTAGTGAGATATTACGATATTTAATTTTATAATTTAGCCGGGATATTCTCTCGGCTTTTTTTAAGGACAATCATGACTTTAATTTCAAAAACGGAACAAACAATCGGAGAAGCTAGAAGTACCGTCGCGGTTAACGATGACGATGTACAGGCCGGTTATAATGACGTTGCTTTAACACTTAATGCCGCTGGTGGGTTTTTATCTTTTCCGGTAGGCGCAAGTCTAGGTAGTTTAAAATTCTATGCGAGTAATAACGCGGGCAATTTCGCTCACACCATTACCAACGCCAGTTTCGCTCAAGCGACGGCTTTCACGATCCCAGACCCCGGTGCGTCTACTGCTAATTTTATAGTAAGCGGCGGCATTCAACAAATGGCGGCTACAAGTCAATTGTATTTTGGTAAAGCCAATGGTACCGAATCAGGTAATGCGGTAACTGCAAGCGGTCAATCCGGTGTGATTACAACCTCGGCTTTAACCACGGCAGGAGCGGGGTCTTATGCGATAACTTGGACTAATACCCATTTTACCCCTAGCTCTGTCGTAATTTTAACCCCAGCTGGTGGGACAAATACAACTCAAGATTTTAAGGCCACTGTTGAAGTAAGTAACGGAACCGCGTTATTAATAATTAATAATTTAACAGCGGCTACTGTGTTAAATGGTACTATCTTATTAAATTATTTAGTAGTGTAATACAATATGACCCGCTTAAAGGCGGGTCTTAAATTATGGAGAAGAATGATGGTCGCTTATGTATACTCAACTGCAACAAACAGTATTTCATATGTAGAGTATGAAAACACAGCTAGTAATGAACTTGCGATTGCTAGAAAATTTCCGAATGGTAAACCGATGAAAGTAACGATTCAAGGCGGTCACGGGGTATCTGATAAATATTTCAGAACTCCTCAAGGAGTTGTTACTAAAATAGAAGACCACGAGCTTGAAATGCTATTAGCAAACCCTTCTTTTAAAAAGCACGTTGATCGGGGTTTTATGACTTACGATAAAAAGAAAGTCGAACCGGCTAAAAAAGCGGCTAATATGGAATCCAAGGACGGAAGTGCTCCGATTACTCCGGCGGATTATGTCGAAACTGAAGACAGTACACCCGGGCGAAAAGTATATGCTATGAAAGACAGACAAATAGGATAAATTATGACTGCGTGCCCCCCAATACTCACTTTTATTTATAGCGACTTTATAGCACAATGTCCGGCATATTCAGACCCGACCGTATATCCAGAAGCTACATTGCAGCAGTATTGGAACGGGGCTACTAATTACGTTAGTAACATTAGTAACTTTGGGGCGATACAGTGCACTGCTCGGCAATTTGCGCTTAATTTAATGACCGCTCATTTGGTATTTTATGCGGGACTTGTAGCAAATCAGCAAGTCCCGGCGTTAATGCAAACCGCGACTATTGATAAAGTGTCCATAGGCGTGACACCTCCGCCGCTACCTAATCAATGGCAATGGTTCTTAAATATCTCTCCGTACGGCCAACAACTACTTGCGCAGCTGCAATCACAATCTGCGGGGGGTTTCTATATCGCGGGGCCTTATGGGGGGATTAGAGGCTATAATCCGACGTATGGATATGGGTACGGGGGTTCCTTGTGATTATAAAACACGAAGCCTCTGATATAGGTCGAAAAATAGCAGAATCCATTAAAAAATTAAAAGACGCGAGTGTCAAAGTCGGTTGGTTTGCTAATGCTGAATATTTAGAAGCGGATGGCTCGTCCGAACCCGTTGCTGCGGTTGCCGCTCAAAATGAGTATGGTAATCCCGCACGTAGTATCCCCGCACGCCCATTCATGCGCCCCACGATTGTCGCTAAACAGAACGAATGGAAAGCTACGGCAGAAAACGGAGCTAGAAAAGTATTAAAAGGTGAACTAACGATTAATGATTCTTTAGACCTTTTGGGCTTTCAAGCCGAGGGCGATATTAAAAAAACTATTAAATCGCTGTATTCTCCGGCTCTCGCAGAATCTACCATTCTTAATCGTATCGAACGCAATAAACGTTTAGGGTCGACTTCTGGCAGACTATCTGAAAAGTCTATCGGGAATATTACTAAGCCGCTTGTAGATACAGGCCACATGATAGGCACACTTACTCATGAAGTGTCCGAATGATTCCGGGGCAGAATATACTAAGAATGGCCTCGCAATTATTGCAATTTCAGGCCATTCAATACTATCAGTACCTAAGCCGGTCTTTAAACGCGATCGGTCAAGATATAACGGTATACGCTACGGCTCAGGAAATAAGAGGGAGCTGGCAGCCCGTCCCCCGAAAATTATATTTTACCTACGGTCTCGATTTACAAAAAGATTATTTTACTTTTTACGCGCCGTATGATGTGCTCGACGTGACAAGAAATGTTTCTGGAGACCAATTAGTATTTAAAGGAAAAAGATTCCAAGTCGAATCAAATAATGATTGGTTTCAAATAGACGGGTGGAAAGGTATATTGTGCGTTGACCTAGGAGCGGACAATGGTTAATCAAACGGATAATAGTTTAATTCAAATATTTTTACCCATAATTAATGCGGGATTAATCGCCGATGGTTTTACGGATGTAATTGTTAAACAGGCGAATCAACCGACCCATCAAGGTTCCCCCACGGCTCCAACTATCTATTTTTATAAAGTAGCGTCTAAAAGATACGGATTTTTAGGAAGGTCGGACACATGGAACGGGATAACCTCAAAAATGGATCACATCGAGGCTCAATATTATGAGTCAACGTGGTCTCTTCAATCGTTAGTACTTCAAAACCCGACAACCCCGAATCAATATACCACTTCTGATTTAGCTGATGAGGCTGCAAGTATAATGCAAAGTGATTCCACACGAGATATACTAAACTCAAATGGTATTGGTATATTGCGAATTAGTGATATTGTGAATCCCTATTTTGCAGATGATAGGAATAATTACGAGGCCGTTCCTTCTTTTGATTTCGTGTTATTGTATGAAAATAAGAGAGCTTCAATTAATCCCGTTATCAGTCAATTTACTACTGGAATTTATCCAATTTAAGGAAAGAAAAAGATGGCTATCTCATTAAGTCGGTATGTGGATATTCGGTCTTCCGTAGGTTCGGGAACAATTGTTCCTACCCGGTTACTCGTGTGCCGTATGTTTACAGATAATAACATTTTACCCCCAGATACTTTTATTCAATTCGCTAGCGCGGCAGACGTAGGCACCTACTTCGGTTTAAATTCCGAGGAATACTATCGGTCGTTATTCTATTTTGGATGGTTGAGCAAAAATCAAACTTCGGCTCCTGCTATTCAATTTTCCAGATGGGTTAAAACTGCGAATCGCCCTCAATTACTTTCAGCACCGCAAACTCAGATTATCTTAAATTGGAATAGTATCACTGCCGGTACATTTACTTTTACGCTTGGCGGTGTCACGAATGTTGTTTCTGGATTAAACTTTTCATCGGTTACTACTTTTACCGAGATTGCAACTATAATTCAAGCGGCAATTATTGCGCTGTATAGTACTTTTCAGGGAGCGACTTTAACCTCATCATCTGTTACGGTTTCTGGATTATCCAGTACTTCGGGGCTATCGGTTGGCATGGTCGTTACCGGGTACGGAATACCGGCAAATACTACGATTGCAACCATCGTGGATAGTACGAGTATTACTTTAAATAACGCGGCTACT